TAATTGGTATTGATTCTGATTCTGTCGTTGCTTTAAGTCTTAAGACGTAATTGGTATTGATTCTGATTCTGTCGTTGCTTTAAGTCTTAAGACGTAATTGGTATTGATTCTGATTCTGTCGTTGCTTTAAGTCTTAAGACGTAATTGGTATTGATTCTGATTCTGTCGTTGCTTTAAGTCTTAAGACGTAATTGGTATTGATTCTGATTCTGTCGTTGCTTTAAGTCTTAAGACGTAATTGGTATTGATTCTGATTCTGTCGTTGCTTTAAGTCTTAAGACGTAATTGGTTATTGTTGTTGTCGTTGCCTCGGCGTCGAGTATATTAGCGGCTTGGTGGATCTGGGTCGGACCTCGGTCGGGGCGTGATCGTTGTTGGTTGGTGGTTGTTGTGGCTTGGGCGCGTGATTCTGCGAGGCGGCGTCGGTTGCCGTCTGATTGGGCGTCTAGGCGGCGTGCGGTGTTGGCTCGTGATGGTGGTCGTTGTCAGTGGAAGGTTGATGCGTTGTCGGTGTGTGGTGCTCCGGCTACGGATGTGGATCATGTTGTTCCGGGTGATGATGATTCGTTTGGTAATTTGCGGGCGTTGTGTCGTGAGCATCATGCGGTGAAGTCGTCGCGTGAGGGGCATGTGGCGTTGGCTCGCATGCGTCGTGAGGTTGCTGGTCGGTTTAGGCGTCGTGATCCGCATCCTGGTTTGCGTGGGGGTGGTGTGAATGGCTCGTAGCGGTCCTGTTCCTGCGCGTCGGGATGAGTTGGTGGATCAGCGTCCGTCGAGGACGCAGCATGTGACTGGTGGCGTTCTGATGGGTGTGTCGCCGCGTAAGGCTGATCGTAAGTGGCATCCGACTGCGAAGCGCATGTATGAGGCTATTGAGGTGTCTGGTCAGTCGTATTGGTTTCAGCAGACGGACTGGGAGATGGCGTTCTCTCTGTGTGAGGATTTGTCGGCGTATAAGCGTCAGCAGGATGAGGCTGTGCGTGCTCGTGCGTTGCGTGCTGGTTGGGACGCTGAGGCGGCGTCGTTGAAGCCGTCTGAGCGTGAGGCTCGTGGGTTTACTCGTGATCGTCCGCCGTTGTTGCGTGATCCGTCGTCGCAGCGTTTGGCGACGATTTACATGGAGCTGGGGAAGCTTGGCATGTCGGAGTCGGAGCGTCGTAGGGCTGGTATTGAGTTGCGGCCTGATGAGTCTGATGTGGTTCCGGCGTCGGTGAGTGTGTTGGATAAGTACCGCGAGGCGTTGCGGTCGTCTTAGTTGTTGTGGGGGTTGTTGAGTGGTTGTTGTTTATAGCAAGCCTGGTTGTGGTAGTTGTGTGGCGGCTAAGCGTGTTTTGGATAAGGCGGGCGTCTCGTATGAGACGGTGGATGTGAGTGTTGATTCTGAGGCTCGTGACATGTTGGTTGAGCGCGGGTTTAGCGCGATGCCGGTTGTGGCTCCTACGGGCGATGTGGGGTCGTGGTTTGGTGGTTTCCAGATTCATCGTTTGCGTGAGGTTATTGCTACTGAGATGGCCGCTTAGAGGTTGTTCCCGGTAGCTGATTCGGCCTGGCCTACACAATGGGGTGTGGGTTCGGGCCGGAGTTCTCTTTGTTCCTCGTTGTCCTGTGGGATTGGCGGGGTTTTTGGCCCCCGTACGCTGAAACGGCGAGTCGTGGCCCTGGGTCGCGGCGTGGCGCGCGAGCACGACGGCTATACGGCGGGGGCGTTTGCCCGTGTGGTGGAATATGGCAGACACACCACACTCAAAATGTGGCGCCCTGGTGGGCGTGCGGGTTCGAGTCCCGCCACGGGTACTTGTGTGTTGATGGGGTTGGGGGTGTCCTGGTTTTGGTCGATGTTGATAAGGCTGGGGCACCCCCTGGTGGTCCTTATGATGGTTTGTCTGATGCTGAGATTCTTGAGCGTTTTGCGCCGGTGCATTATGGGCCGACGTGGGAGCGTGGCGAGGATGGTCGGTTTGTTTTGCCTGAGCATACGTTGGGTTGGGAGATTGCCCGGTGGTGTTCGGATTATTTGGAGCCGCTTGGTGCGGATCAGGATGTGTTTGAGTTTACCTTGGAGCAGTTGCGTATCGTGTTGTGGTGGTATGCGGTTGATGATGAGGGTAAGTTCATTTATCGGCGTCGAGGTGTGTTGCAGCGGATTAAGGGTTGGGGCAAAGACCCTTTGCTCGCTGTTCTGTGTTTGGTGGAGGCGTTTGGTCCGTCCCGGTTTGCGGGGTGGGGTTCTGATGGTGAGCCGGTTGGTCGTCGTTGTCCGCAGGCGTTGGTGCAGATTTTCGCGTTGAAGCAGGAGCAGACGTCGAACACGTTCGACATGTTTCATGTGCTGGTTGGTGACAGGTTGCGCGCGAAGTATGGCGTGGATGTGCGTTTGCAGATTGTGCGTGGTTGCAATAACACGGCGCGCATTGAGGTTAAGACGTCGTCGTTTCGTTCGACGGAGGGTAACCGTTGTACTTTCGCATTGTTGAATGAGACGCAGCACTGGTTGCCGCAGAATAATGGTCAGCAATTGAAGAATACGGTTGAGGGTAATACGACGAAGATGAAGGCCCGGTATTTGGCTATTACGAATGCGTATAAGCCTGGTGAGGGTTCGGTGGCTGAGAACGACCGCGATGCGTTCATGAGGTCGTTGGAGGGGTTGACGACGGACACTGACGTGTTTTATGACTCCCTTGAAGCCCCGGATGATACGCCGTTGGATGAGCGTGTGTTCAAGGTTTTGTATAACGCTGTGCGTGGTGATTCGGTGTGGTGTGATGCTGATGAGGCGTGGCGGTCGGTGTTGAATCCGTCGCGTCCGACGTCGGAGTCTCGTCGCATGTACTTGAATCAGGTGTGGCAACCGGAGGGGAACCTGTTTTCGTCGGCGGAGTGGAAGCGTATCGAACGTAAGGCGACGTTGGAGCCTGGTGATCGGATCGTGCTTGGGTTTGATGGTGGTAAGTCGGATGACTCTACGGCGCTTGTGGCTATTCGCGTGTCGGATGGTTTGATGGTGCCGTTGTTGTTGGAGGAGAAGCCGTTGGACCTTGCGGGTGACTGGGAGGTTGACCGTGAGCGCGTGGATTCGATGGTTCACAGGTGCTTCCGCGACTACGACGTTGTTGGATTCTACGCGGATGTTGCTTTGTGGGAGTCGTACATTCATGAGTGGACCTTGGATTATGGTGAGCGGCTTGTGGCTCGCGCGTCGGATAGGGGTCCGATTGCGTGGGATATGCGTGGTTCGCGTAAGCGGACGGTGAATCTGCACGAGGCGTTTATGGCGGCGATTCTTGATGGGAAGGTGTCGCATGGTGGTTCGCGCGAGTTGGCGGCGTCGTTCCGTCGTCACGTGTTGAATGTGTTGCGTAAGGATACGCCATACGGTGTGTCGTTTATGAAAGCCGGCCGCGAGTCGAAGAAGAAGATCGACATGTATGCGGCGGCGATGTTGGCGTTTGGCGCTTATCGGGATTATCAGACTGAGATGGCGTCGCGGCCTGTGGCGAAGGCTGGGGGGTCGTTCTTCCGGTTCTGAGGGGTGATGTGTTGTGGCGGCTATTATTGATGCTGGTGATTCTTTGGAAGCTCTCATTGGTGAGGGCTTGCGGGTGTTGAATCGTGACTGGGAGGACGGGCTGTCGGTCGCTGACTCGTATTTGCGCGGCGATTTTGACGACCCGTATTCTCCGAAGGGCATGTTGCCTGAGCATAAGGCGATGATGCGCAGGGCGCGTCAGAATTGGTGTGAGATTCCGGTTAATGCGGCGGTGCAGGCGTTGGCGGTTGATGGGTTCCGTTCGGGGGATCAGAGAGCAGGTGACGAGCGTTCGTCTGAGACTCCCGAGTGGGACTTGTGGCAGCGGAGCAACTTGGATGCGAAGCAGGCGCAGGTGCATCGTAGTGCGGTGGCGTATGGTCAGGCGTTTACGGTGGTTGAGCGCGGCCAGGATGGCAGAGCGTATGTTCGTGTCTTGTCGGCGTTGCGTACGGTGTGCTTGTTTGAGGATGCTCTGTCGGATGATAATGCGATTCTTGCGTTGTCGGTGATGCGGCGTCCTGGGTCGGGGCCGGATGGCCGGCCTAAGCCTGGCCTCGCGGTCGCGTGGGATCGTCACAACCGTTACGACGTGGTTCTGCCTCACGATGGGGGCGAGCCTCGTGTTGGTCCTGGCGTTGCGCATGGTGGTGCTGGTCATTGTCCGGTGACGCGGTTTGTGTCGCAGATGGATGATGAGGGGCGCGTGCAGGGCGCGGTGTTGCCGTTGAAGCAGTGGCAGGACTCGTTCAATCAGATGTTGTTCAATCTGTTGTTGGAGCAGTCGCATGGTGCGCATCGCGTGTTGTGGGCGACGGGGTTGGAGCCTGCGGTTGCGGTGGATGCGGATGGCATGCCGGTGGTTGGACCGGATGGTGGGGTTGTTCGTCAGCCAATTGCGGCGGGGCCGGGTGACTTCCTGGTCAACTCGTCGCCGGAGGGCAAGTTTGGTTCCCTGCCGGTTGGCGACCAGTCTGGCTATATCGCGGCGATGGATGCTCTGATTAAGGACTTTAGCGCTATCTCGCAGACGCCTCCTAATTTCCTGTTGGGGCAGATGGCGAACTTGTCTGCTGATGCGTTGAACGCGGCGGAGAAGTCGTTCCGCCGTAAGGTTGAGCTGTATCGGACTCAGTTTGGTGAGTCGTGGGAGCGGACGTTGCGCGTAGGTATGGTCCTGGAAGGTCGCGCGGAGCGCGACCAGTGGGAGCATAACGAGGTTCTTTGGCGCGACTTGGAGTCTGCTGCTTTGTCTCAGACGGCGGATGCCCTGTCGAAGTTGCGAGAGATTGGGGTGCCGTCTCGCGGTTTGTGGGAGATGGTGCCGGGCGTCTCGCCGGTTCAGTTGGATCGGTGGGATGAGCTGGCCGTGTCGGAGCGTTTGGGTTCTGACTTTGGTGCGGCTGTTCAGGGGTTTAGCGCGATGGGCGCACAGGATACTCTAGATGAGCCTGTGACGGCCTCGGATGGCGCGCCCGATGATTTGTCTATTTCTTAGTGTCCTGTTCCGTTATGGAGGTTGTGGATTATGTCTGGCAAGGTTCCTGAGACCATTTTCGTTATTGTGGATAAGGAGACGGGGAGCATTAAGACGGGTGGCGGATCGTCCACGCCCGCGTCTGTTCATGCTTATGAGACGGCGCGTGAGGCGTGGTTGGGCGTGAGGCGGATCGGCTGGCGTTCCCCGTCAAAATGGCGTGTCGCTGAGTATCGTCTGGTTGAAGTTACTGATGACGTCTGACCCGCGTGTAGATGTCTTGTTGAAGGCGTTTGAGGCGTCGCTCGGCAGGTTGAGTTTGGGGACCGTGCAGGATGTGTCTCGCTGGTGGGAGCAGGTGGACAAGGCGGGTGATGTTGCGGCCCGGTTTGGTGAGGTGCTTGTGGAGCCGTGGGACCGTGGCGCGGTACTAGGCGTGGCGTTCTATCGCTTGTTGCGGGCGTTGCAGACGGGCCGCACGGTCCCCTCCCCTATTCGTGGTCACGCGCAGGGTGGCGAGGTGTCGTTGGGTGAGCTGGTGCGCGAGTTCAACGAGGCGGCTGGGATAAACGCTTTGTCCGCGTCGTCGTTGGCTGGTGTGCGTGTTGCGGTGGATAAGCAGGTTGCGCCGGACCTGCAGGTGTTGCGTGATGCTGATGTGAAGGCGGCGCAGGCATTGTTGCGCGCTCGCCTTGAGGGTGGCGAGGTGTCGTCTGGCGTGGTGGCTGGGGTTGGTCAGCAGGCGGCGGCTGGCGGCGTCCGGTCGGTGGTGCGTGATATGGGTGATCGTGACCCGGCGAGGCAGGCGTGGATCAGGGTGTCCGGGACGGGCACGCCGTGCGCGTTCTGCGCGATGTTGCTGTCTCGTGGCGCGGTGTATTCGGGTAAGCATGAGGCGTTGCGGCATGACATTGTGCATGCTGATGGGACGCACGGGTATCACCCGAACTGTCATTGTTATGCGTTGCCCCTGTTTGCGGGTTCGAGTATTGAGGGTTCTCGTTTCGCGGTGAATCGGGAGATGGAGGACCTGTGGAAGCATGATTTCAAGGGCAAGGGCTTGAAGGGCAAGTCCGGCTGGCGAAGTTATTACTACCGCAAGTTCAAGCGGTAGGCGTGTTGGTGGAAGCCCTGGCGGCTTCAAGTGGTTCCCGCGTTCGTCCTGGTGGCGTTCGCGGGTCTTGTTTTCTGGGAGTGTGTATGGCGGACGAGAAGAATGTGGCTGATGAGGCTGAGGCGGTTGAGGGTGGCGCGCCGGGAGCGCGCGGCGATGATACGCAGGTTGAAGCAGCGGAGCAGGCGCAGGTGGAAGGCGATGCGGGTGAGGGCAAGGATGGCTCTCCTCGCAAGGTTGATGAATTGCCTGAGTGGGCGCAGCGTGAGCTGAAGGGGGCGCGTGACGAGGCGGCGAGGTATCGCACGCAGTTGCGTGAGGTTCAGGAGTCGGTGAAGGACCTCAAGACGGTTGAGGAGTTTGAGGCCGCATTGTCGGCGGCTGACGAGAAAACCCGTCAGATTGAGGCTGAGCTTGATCGTGTGCGCGTGCGTCAGCAGGTGCGCGATGAGTTCCCAAACCTGCCCGGTAAGGCGTTCGAGTTCGTCAAGGATGGCACGGTTGAGGAGATGCGTGCGGCGTGCGAGGAGTTGGCGTCCCTGGTGGGCGCGACTGGCGGCGCGGCGGGTCTGCCTCGCAAGGGCGGGGGTTTGGCTCCCGCTGAGGAGACGGACGCAGAGTTTGACGCGCGCGAGTATGTGCGCAGTCGCGTGCCTCGCATTTGACGTCTCCTGGTTGTTTGGTTTCTGAGTTTGTAGAGGAGATTTTGGTATGGTGGCTATTACTCATACCCCGGTGAAGCCGGAAAAGCTTGCTGCGACTGCGGTCGCGTTGACGGAGCGCGAACTGGTTGTTCCGACGCTTTTCGCTAAGAAGGGCATCGAGGATTTCAAGGGTGCCAAGGATGACACTCTGAATGTGAAGGTGCCGGGTATTCTGCCCGCTCACGATTATGAGTGGCGTAATAACCGTGCGCAGGAACTGATTCTTGACCCGTACAAGGAGCGCAAGATTGCGGTTCGTTTCGGCGGTAACGCGTATTCTGCGACGTCGCTGACGGATGAGGAGTGGGAGTTCGATTTCAATGGTTGGGGCACGTCGATCCTGCCCGCTCAGGCTCACGCGGTTGCCCGCAAGCTTGAGTACGGTGCCGTGAAGGCTCTCAAGACGGGCAAGTACACGGTTGAGATTGGCGCGAAGGAAAACAATGTCCTCAAGGATATTATTGAGGCGCGTCGTGCTCTGAACCTGTTGGGCGCGTCGAAGGTGTCGAGGACCCTGGTTGTGGGTTCCGACTGGGACACTCTGTTGCAGTCTGCGGACTTTGTGAAGGCCGCGTCGGTTGGCGACAAGCTGGCTGAGACGGCGTTTGCTGACGCTGTCCTGGGTAAGGTCAAGGGCTTCAACATCGTTGTGTCGGAGGACCTGCCCGCTGACGAGGCGTACGCTCTGGCCGGTGACGCGTTCATCTTCCTGAACGCTGCGCCGCATGTTCCTGAGTCGGTGAAGGGCGCGACCAGCATTTCCGATTCGGGTATTGCGATGCGTTGGTTGCGTGACTACGACACGATGCGTCAGCAGGAGCGTTCCACGGTCAATACCTGGTATGGCTTCCAGCAGGTCCTTGATCCCATCGTGTATTGGGACGAGGTTGCTGGTGTCGAGAAGATTTCCGACGACCAGTACACGCTCCGCGCAGTCAAGCTCAAGTTGGGTGGCGCGGACAAGTATTTTGCTGAGGGCACGGATAAGGTCGCGGTCGGCAAGGCGCTTGGCTTGGACAAGCGTTCTAAGCACACGACTGCTGCTGCTGGTTGAAGGGCTGATCCGGTGGTTCCGGCCTCGGGGGCGAGTGGTCCGCCGCCGCCCCCTGAGATGGAACAACTGGGTCACCTGTGATCGTGGGGTGTCGTCCCTGTGGGTTGGCTTGCATCCCGTTAATGTGCGCGAGGTGTCAACCCTGGGGGCGCGCCCCTGTTCGTGTGAGGGGGTGTTCGCGAGTGAGTGAAGCTGAGGAAGTTGCCCCGCCCGCGTCGGGGGCTGAGCAGGCCAGGCGCAGGGAGATGTTGATTAGCGTGGCCGAGTTGGAGGCTCGCCTCAAGTACGCGTTGTCGCCTGACGAGAAGGACACGGCGGCGGCGGTGATTTGGGATGCGTCGAACTTGGCGAGGTTGCATGGCAGGCCGTCGTGGATGGCGGACGCCGTTCCCCCGGTTGTTAAGACGATTGTCCGTAATGCGTGTGTCCGGTACATGGATTTGTCTGAGTCTGTGGTTCAGTCCAGGGCTGGCGATGAGACTGAGGCTTACACGGACTTGGCGTTGCGTACGGGCACGGTGTTCTATACGCCGGATGAGGTGCGGACGTTGCGGCAGGCGGCGGGCCTGGATTCGACGTTGAGTGTGGTTCACACGTTCGTCCACTCCCCCACTGCTCCGACGTCGAGGGATGTTGAGCGTGGCTGGCGCAGGTGTGATTGGTGGATGCCGGGTGCCCGCTTTAAGTGGAGTGAGGGGGCGCTGTAGTGGCAGTTGGTAGGCATAGAGGCTTGCTGGGTGTCCTGTATGGGCGTAAGCGGGCGAGGGACGCGCGGGGGAACCTGGTGACTGTCCCGGACTTGGAGCGCCCGTACAAGTGTCGCATGTCGATGAAGCAGATCAGGTCGAACCGTGGCGCCGCGAAGGGTCAGTTGACGAATGAGGTCGCGTTGATCCTGGTGGAGCCTCGCACGGTTGATGGCGTGGAGCTGACGGATGTCGGGGCGTGGACGTTGATCGAGTTCGACGGGAAGCAGTGGGATGCGGCTGCCCCGCCCACGTTGAAGCGTGGGACGCGCAGGACTACTCATTGGGAGTTTGAGTGCAGGCCGCGTCCGCCGTCGAATCTGAATGGGATTGGTGGTGCCGGTGGTAACCATGCTGGTCGCTAAGGAGCGGTTGAATAAGATCGTGTCTCACATGCCGCAGGTGCGGCGCGAGGTGACAGGTCAGACAAATAAGCGGGCGGCGGTCGCGAAGGCCAAGCTCGCTGCTCACCGCTACCAGGGGCACGCGAAGATCGAGTCCTACGTGGCCTTGGTGGATGGCTACATTGTCCTGTCTGATGAGGCTGGGTACAAGGCGGCGGCGGCTATCGAGTATGGGCGTCGTGGCGAGGTGAGGTCTAAGCCGGTCTTTGATGATGCGGGGCGGATTGTTGGCCGGAGGGTCGTGCATATTGGCCCTACGAAGGGCGTGGGGGCGTTGGCTGCGGCGGCGGCTGGTGGCCGTGTTTGATGCGTCGAAACTTGATTTCGGTAAGCATGTGACGGTTGAGACGTTCCTGCCTGCCTGGTTGGAAGCGGACCTGCCTGACGGGGTGACCTGCAGGTCTCGTATCGAGGAAGGCGACTCGGTTCCGTACGTGATGGTCGTTGAAGTGCAGCCCACTACGGGGGGCCAGTTCATCCGGGCCGATGGCGCATTGGACGTGTTGGAGTTCGAGGTCCACACGTTCACGTCTGGGCTGGACGCTGAGGATGTAGCGTGGCGGATCAGTTGGTCGATCATTAAGTTGCTGCGCGAGTATGCGGCGCGGGGTAGGCGCGTTCCTGGCAGGGAGTCTTTCGTGAAGGCTTTCGAGCTGATGGAGCGCCCGAGGCGCCGCGAGGACTGGGCGGATTCTACTGGCCCGGTTCAGTATCAGGATTTGCCGGTCGGGATGGAGCGTTTTGTGTTTCAGGCCCGGCTGGTTGTGTTGCACCGATGATGGTGCGGGGATTGTGAGGTTGTTATGGCGATTGATGACAAGAAGACGCTGATTGTCGCTGAGGCGAATATCTACACTGCGGCGGTGGATACGAAGGCTCCTACGGTGACGGCGTACAAGACTAATAAGGAACAGGCGTTGACGGGGTGGACGAATATCGGCCATACGTCGGCGGAGAATCCGTTTAAGATCGCGAAGGGTGGCGGCGATGTCACTACGAAGGGGTCTTTGCAGAAGAAGAAGCTGCGCACGTCGATTAGTGATGTCTCGTATTCGCTTGAGGTTGCTCTTGAGCAGTTCGATGCGCCGTCGATTAAGCGTTACCTGGGCGCTAATGCCGCGACTGTGGATGGGATTACTTACGCTAAGTCCAAGCCGACCGCTGAGCACGTCGCCCTCTTGATCGTCGTGGAGGATGAGGGCAACGTCTGCTTTATCCACGCGGGTAAGGCGGACATTGTTGCCAATGGTGACATTGACGTGAATAGCGTCGAAGATTTGGCTTCGCTTCCGATTAAGTTCGAGATTCTTGAGGACAAGAATGGGAACACGATCGGCATTGGCGAGGTTGCGGCCCTTTCCTGAGATGAGGGGGTGGCGGTTCCGCGTGGGGCGTGTGCCAGGGTGGCTGCGCGGGACCGCCGTTTTTCCTGGCATTCCACCGTGGCATATTTTTGGGAGTTGATTGATTATGACGAAGGTTGATTTCGAGCACCTTGACCTGGACGCTATTCGTGCTGAGGCGGACGCTAAGTATCTGAATCTCATGGTTGAGGGCGTGTGTTTCCGTAGTGTCATTCGCATGAGCAAGGATGAGCGCGCTGAGTTTAGTCAGCGTGTGAGCGCGCGGGGTGAGGATGATGTTGACATTGTTGACTTTTACCGTGGCATTCTGACGCTGGCTTCGTCGGATAAGCCTGCAGCCGCAGCGCTGCTTGACCGTATCGGGGATGATGCGGCGGTGCTTGACACGCTGGTTACGCTCTACTTTGAGCGCACTCAGGCGGGGGAAGCCTCGCCGTCGCAGAACTGATTGACCGGGCGGGGACGGGGATATACGTCGATTTTCGCATCCACTATGGGATTGATTTGGTGGATGCGATTGAGAGAGGTTCCCCGTCCCCGCGTTTTTTGCTTGCTCTGGTGCGTGGGTTGCCGGATGGTTGTTGGACGCAGGCGATTCTGGCGGAGATGCCTGAGTTGCGCGGGTGGACGCGAGAGATGTCCCTGATGGCGGACGTGTTTGACAACATTTCGGTGAATACGGTGGCGACTGGTTTTGGGAAGTCGCGGCGCCCGTATTTGTGGCCGGGCCGTCCTGGGGTGAAGCAAACGTTTGCGGCGGAGAAGTGCACCGTGAAGGGCGTGAGGCAAATGTTCCTTGACGCGATGGGAGCGTGATGTTGGGGTGTTTGCCTCGCCCCCCTCATGGGGTTTGTTGTTGTGTGTGAGGGGGGTTTGTTGTGGGTGCTGAGGCTGGTAATGTTGTTGCTCGGCTTGCGGTGAAGGTCACGCCGGATACTGAGAAGTTCTACGGCGACTTGGCGCGTAAGCTGGAAGTGATTGAGAAGCGCTTGCAGCCGCTTGAGGTTGGCGTTGAGCTGGACGAGAACGCGCTGCGTGAGCGCGTTCGTGTGATGTCTGAGCGGGCGCAGGCTGCAGTGAAGGACGTCCAGATGGGCGTCCATTTTGATGAGCGAGAGTTCGCGAAGATCGGCGCGATGGCTGATCGTTTGGATGACGCGATGGAGCGTCAGTCTGGCGCACTGTCGAAGGTGTATGACGGTGACATGGATACGATCAGGCGGCACTGGTCGGCGTCGTTGGAGGCGATGAAGCGGGACGCGGCTAAGCGGTTGAAGTTTAAGGGTCCTCATGTGGATGAGGATTCGTATTGGCGTGGGCATACGGAGTCGGCGTTCCGCATGTGGTATGGGCGTCGTGGTGAGGAGATGCGCCGGGCGTTCCGCGCGTTGGGGCCGGTGGAGTTTGAGTTGCGGCCTGACTCCCAGTGGCAGGAGCGTGCGCGTGGCGTGCTGGACGGGTTCTTTAGCAAGGAATACACGGGCCGGGTTAAGTGGCGTGTTGATGAGGACTTGAATGATGTGGGCGCGTTGCGTCGCCTGCGAGCTCGCATGGAGCGCGAGTTTGCGCACGGCTGGAAGTATGTGGTTGACCCTGACGTCGATGTGAAGTCTGGCCGCGTGGATGCGGCGTTGAACAAGCTGCGTCATGAGATGCGTGAGCGGGCTTTCGGTAAGCATGATGCTTTCCATCTGGATATTAAGCCGAACATGAGTGACCATGAGCTGCGCGAGGTGGGCCGCAAGCTCAAACACTTCAAGCGCAAGTGGGATGACACTGAGTTGGAGTTCAAGCTGAGTTTGGATCACTCGTCGCGGTATGTGGCTGCGGCCAGGTTGGCGATGTTGGCTCGCGACAGGTGGGTGAAGCTACGCCCGGTGATCGACCACAAGGCGATGGTGATCGCCAGGGAGACGTTGGCCGCGATGTCGGGCTGGCGCTTGGCGTCGGATCTGACACGTAATGTCTGGGATCTGGTGAAGAATCTGGACAAGATGGTGCCGGCGATTGGCGCGGTTGGTGCCGGGTTCGCGGTGGCTGGTTCTGGCGTGACGCAGTTGCTTAAGCACACGTTCACGTTGGGCGGCGCGGTTGGTCACGTGTTGCAGGCTGCGGCGTTGTTGGGGCCGACGTTGGCCATCTCTGCTGGATTTATCGCCTACACGGCGGTTCAGGCGGCGAAGGTTGCGACGGAGATTGTGCCGGGGCTGGAAGATGCGTTCCACAAGATGAATGACGCGGCCCAGCATGGGTTCTGGGATGCGGTGTCGGAAGGCCAGATCGCGAAGATCACGGACTCGTTCTTCCCTGAGATGGAGGCCGGGTTCGCCCGGTTGTCGAAGGCGATGGGTGGCCATTTCGGCAAGCTGGTGGACTCGTTTGATCGAGTGCTCAAGCCTCATATCGCGGAGATGTTTGACCATTCGGCGGTTGGTATCGACAAGCTGGGTGAGCACACGGATTCGTTGATGACGATCCTCGGCGTGCTGGGCAAGCATGGCTCTAAGACGATGGAGCGTTTCTTGGGGTTCCTGGGTGACGCGACGGACAAGTATGCGGACTGGCTAGTCAAGGCTGAGGAGTCGGGCCGGTTGCAGGAGATTATCGACCGTGGCATTGACACGTTGAAGGATTTCGGTCGCGCTGTCGGTAGCACGGGCGGCATCTTGCACGGGTTCTATAAGGCTGCTGAGGAGCAGGGCGGCGCGTCGATGAAGCGTTTCGCTGACGGGCTTGAGGCCGTGAACAAGGTCGTGAATGGGAGCCGGTTCCAGACTGGCTTGAAGCGCGTGTTCTGGGGCATGAGCCAGGCGTGGGAGCGGTTCAAGGATGAGACGCGCGGCGTGTGGGGCGAGTTCGCCTCCTCGTGGTCGCATTTGGTTGCTGAGGCTGGCGAGGCGATGGGGCGCGTGGGCGGCAAGTTCACGAAGGCCGTGTTGACGTCGTTCAGTGGCAAGGACTTCAATAAGGGGTTCCGTAGTCTGTTCGATGGCTTGGCGGATGGCCTGTCGCGTATTGCGGGCGTGTGGCCTAAGGTGTCGAAGGGCCTCGGGTCGTTGATGTCGTTTATGGGGTCGCTGGGCAGGGGCTTGTCTCCTGTTGTTGGCGCGGCTTTGGAGGCGTTGGCTCATGCTGCTGAGCGTTTGGGTCCGGCGTTGTCGAGGGCTGTGGAGAAGGGCGGCCCGGCGCTGGGCAGGGCTATCGAGTCGTGGGGGAAGATTGCGACGCCGGTCGCTGAGGCGTTGTCTAAGCTGCTTGACGCCCTGGTTCGTATTCCTGGCGCTGTTGAGGCGGTGGCTACGGGGTTCCTGGCTTTCCGTGGTATCTCGTCTGCGGCGTCCCTGGTGAAGGCCCTGTCTGGGGCTTTGTCTGGACTGAAGGCTGATTCGTTGGCGGCGAAGGAAGCGTTGTTGAAGTTTGCGGCCGCTCGTGTGGGCGCGTCTGCGCTTGAGGGTGGTGCGGCTGCTGGTGAGGCGGCGGCTGTGGCGGCTGGCGCTGGCGCGGCTGGTAAGGTCGGCAGGTTTAGCGGCGTGGCGGCTAAGGCGCAGAGCGCGATGGGCAAGCTCGCTCAGGGGGCGGCTGGCGTGGTGTCGTTCTTGACAGGCCCGTGGGGCCTGGCGCTTGCTGGCGCTGGCTTGGCGTTGGGCGGCTTGATTTCGTGGTCTAATCAGGCGTCGGATGCGTTGGGTAATGATCTTGCTAACGCGTTTACGAAGGTCGCGGATGGGGCGTCTGGCGCGTCGGCTAAGGTGTCGTCTCTGATGAGCGAGGTCACGAAGAAGGCAGGGCCTATCGGGCTTAAGGGCGGTAGCGGCGTCGATCTGGCGTTGCAGAACTACCGCACGGCCCCCCGGTGGGCTAACTGGCTTTCCGCTGGCCTTGGCGAGTGGGGGGCCGGTAACGTTCACGCGACAAGCGCTGCTGTGAATATCTCGGACGCGTTTGATCGTATTGGCGAGATTGCTCGTTCGGGTAATGTGGCGGGCGCGGCTGAGGCGTTGCGTCAGATGCGCGAGGAGCTTGTTAAGGGTGGCGCGTCTAATCAGGAGTGGGATAAGACGCTGGATTCGGCGTTGGATTCTGTGACTGGTTTGCGTGCTGGCCTTGAGGAGTATGCGCGCTCGATGGGGTATGCGACGGATAAGCAGTCGTTGCATAACTTGTTGGTGGGACAGACCGACCTACTGTGGCAGAAGATGCAGGCGGATCAGGCACGTTTGGCCTACAACACGGCGGCTTTCGGTAAGGCGATGGACCAGAACTTCACTCAGTGGGGTTTTGGCGCTAAGAAGGCCGAGGGGTTGCATGCGGCGATTGAGCGTGTGAGCCAGTCGATGATCGACGTCGGCGCGGCGGCCAGGGACGCGAATGGTGAGGCGGTGCAGTCGGTGGAGACTGTGCTTGCCAACTTGCAGGCTCAGGTTGACGCGCAGGCGCAGGTTGCGCAGAACATGCTGGACCTTGCGTCGGCTGGTTTCAGTACGCAGGTGCTGGAGCAGTTGGCGCAGTTGCCGCAGGGCGCTCAGTATTTGCAGCAGTTGAAGGATGCGTTGGCGGATACGTCTGATGAGGGTCGCGCGCATTTGCAGGAGCTGTTGGATCAGGTGAATGGGCTTGGTCCGGCGTTGCAGGGTGCAGCGTGGAACGCTACGCCCGCGTTGCAGGAGTTCCATAATGCGGTGACTGGCTCGTTTGACACGATGAAGCAGGGCGTTGTTACGGCGTTGGATCAGCTCGGGGTTGATGCTGGCGCGAAGGCGGCGGCGGCTGGTGCTACGACGTCGGATGAGCTGATTAAGGCTTTGTCCGGTGCGGGCGTGCAGATCAGTGAGACGGCTGATGGTTGGGCGTTGACGCTGAATGGTAAGACGGCGCAGTTTAGTGCGGCGGGCGCGGCGAACGGTAACGCGTATGTGGGTGCTGTCGGGGCGACTGCGCCGAGCGCTTACATTGTGGGCACTGTGGTCGGTAATCAGGCTCATTCTGGTTTGTCCGCGCCGAATTACGCGCAGCCTGGCTCTGCGGGCGGTTCGAGCTTTGCGATGGGCTTGGCGTCGATGGCTGGCCGCGCGTATTCGGCTGCGTCGAGCTTGGTGTCGCAGGCTGTGGCTGGCGTGAGTACGGCTGCGAGCCGGTTGTGGAGCATGGGCGTGAACGCGGGCGCGTCGTTTGCGAGCGGCCTCATGAGTAGGGTGCAGGGCGCGATTTCTGCCGCACGGTCGATGGCGGATTCTGTGGCGTCTGGCGTGAAGGTTGCGCTGGATATCAACAGTCCATCGAAGGTGTTCCGTAAGATCGGCTATAGCGTGCCGGAAGGTTTCGCTCAGGGCATTGAGCGGGCGTCCGGGTGGGCGACCGATGCGGCTGTGGGGATGGCGTCGGAGACGGTTGGTGCGGCTCGCGGCGTGTTGGAGATTAACAGCCCGTCGAAGGTGTTCCGTCGTTTTGGCGAGTTCATTCCGCAGGGCCTGGCTGGTGGTATTCGTAGTGAGGCGGATGCTGCTGTGCGTGAGGCTGAGGCGATGGCTGGCCGCGTGGTTGAGGCTGGCACGGGCGTGCGGATGCGCGTGTTTGATGGTGGCAGGTTTGACGTGTCGGAGGATTCGCGTGTGACGGTGCGTGTTGATCCTGAGTCGTTGCGTGGCGCCAGGTTTGGGTTGCGTCTGTCGGATGAGACTGAGTTGGAGACGTTCATTAGTGACGTGGCTGATGGGCGTGTCATTGAGTATGCGCGTATGGGCGCGTAGCGGCCCCGTGTGGGGTGGGCGGCTACTCCCCTGCCGGTGTGGGCTGGTGGGGGCGTGGTCGCCCGTCTGGGGGCCTTTGTGGGGGTGTTTCTTGTGGAGAAGTTCGCGGGGTTCATTCACGAGGTGTCTGGGTTGCCGTCGTTTGTTGTGACGGTGCCGGGGGTCTTGTGGGCTGATGATGATGTGGCGTGCGAGGTGTCGCGGGGTGTTGAGTCCGGGGGGTTCTGGGAGTTCTCGCACGTGTTGGCCCCTGTGGGGCAGAAAATATCCTACCTGTATGAGGGTGAGGACGGGGAGCTGTATGGGCCTGTCGAGTTGACGAGGACTGTTCCAGGTTGCCCGGATGGTGGGGCTGTGGTCGCGACGCAGAATGGTCGTGGCGTCATGGTGGACCTGTATGAGGACACTGGCGACCCGTTGGAATGGGAGAACCGCGTGAGTGAGTTCGAGAATGGCGTGGTCCGGTTCAAGCGCGGTGCCCTGTCGGGGTCGTCCCGATTCGTGGTGGACACGCCTCAGCGGGCGCGTCAGGTGCGGGCCGTGTTGGAGGCCCCGGGGTTGACGCTGATTAGTCCTGGGCAGGTGGCGGCGGGCGTGGATGGGGTGCGGTGCGTGCTGGTGAAGCGCGTGAACTATTCCCGACTGTCCGTGGAGGGTGATCGTCAGATCGACGTCGAGTGGACGGTGAAGCCGTTCCCCGGGATGCAGGGGCGCGGCGGGTTGAAGGGGCCGGTGGTTCCCGCAGTGACGTGGGGTGACGCTATCCGCGCTGGCAGGTCGTGGGGTGATTGGACGGTGTTGGAGCTGTTGAGGAATGTGGGGTACTAGGGATGAGGGCACCGGAAGGACTTAACGTTGAGGTGTTGACGAGGCCGTGTCGCGTGTGGAGCACGGTAACTGTGCATCGCGGGGCGACGGTGTTGGCCGCTGACGTGGAGTTGGAGTCGGGCAGCTTGGAGCTGTCGTCGGGGCAGACGACTCAGGAGCGGTTGACGTTCACGGTATCCCCGGATTGGACGCCGGTGAACGAGTGGAGTCCGTTCGCCCCGTACGGGCAGGTGGCTCGCCTGTCGGTGCATGTGGAGCCGGATGGCGGGGAGGCGTTCACGGTTGACCGTGGTTCGTTCCTGTTGCACGAGGCGACGTGGGATGCGGGCGACGGTGCGGCTGTCAAGGTGACCGCGTATTCCTTGTTGCAGCGGCTTGTGGATGATGATTTCCCGTTCCCGACGTCCCCGGATGGGGTGTCGCTACGTAGGGAGGTTGAGCGGTTGTGTTACCCGCACCTGGTTCCCTCGTTGGATTGTGGTGAGCGGACGCTCCCTGGCGGCTTGGCTTGGGGGAATAAGCGCGTCGAGGCGTTGGGGAAACTGGCGGACATGTTTGACCTGCGGTTCTACGTGGGAGCGGACGACATGTTGCACATGGTGGATGCGCGTAACGGTCGCGTGGTTGCCCGCTATACGGGTGAGGATTTGTTGTTGTCGGAGGCTAGGAAGGCGTCGCATGCGGTGCCGAACAGGTGGACGGCTGTCGCGGATAAGACGGGCGGTAGCGCGTCGCATGGTGGCGCGAGGTATTCGCATACGGTGCAGGTTGATTCGGGGCCTCGCACGGTGGGCTTGTATGGGGTGGTGCATAAGGTGCTGCAGGTGCAGGACGGGTCGCAGGATGCGGTTGTTGCCGCGGCTGATCGGGCGATGCGTGAGGCTACGGGCGGGGCGGATGACAGGTCTTTCAAGATCGTGCCGGACTATCGGCTGGACTTGGGTGACGTGGTCACGGTAAAGCCTGCGGATGGTGAGCCGGTGACTGGGCCGGTGACTGGCTTGGTGATGAACCTAGACAGCGAGGCTGCGGCAATGCGTGTTGATGTGAAGAATCGGGTGGTGCTGTGAAGGGTATTAAGAAGTCGTTCTGGCTTGACGCTCCGGCCCGCGAGGCGGCGCAGTCGGGTTCGGTGCCGGGCACTGTGGTTGGCGCGGGCGAGAATGGGACTGTGCGTGTCGCTGTGGGCGGCGAGGGGAACGTGGTGAATGTGCCGTCTGGTGGCGGCGTGTTTGAGCATGGTTCTGAGGTGCGCGTGCAGGTGGATGCGTCGGGCGCGCCGGTTGGCGTGTTGGATGCTGGCTCGTCTGTGACTGAGGGTGGTTTGGTGTATGCGGGCGCTGAGGGGCGTCGGGTGCGTGAGGTGGCGGCTGAGGCGGCTGAGGCTAAGGGTTTGTCGGAGCGTGCGATGCGTGAGTTGGATGATGTGCGAGGTCGGACGGCGCAGGATTTGGAGTCGTTGCGCTCGACGTTGCAGACTGCGCAGGGTGACGTGGATAAGGCTCGCTTGATGTTCTCATCGTCGGAGAAGGATCCGAAGTCGTATTTCCGCGACTTGGGGGTTGATCCTCCGTTGGGGGCGGTGTATGAGCAGCGCGGCCAGGGCGGGGCGGTTGAGTACCGGTTCCGGTGGGATGGCCGGAACTGGGTTGAGTTCAATATCGGGTCGTCGTCTGTTCGTGTGGAGCCTGGGTTGTGGACTCGTCTGTTGCAGGTGGCGGGGGATGCGACGATCAGTGGGGACTTGTTGGCTGGCGGGTCGGTGACGGCGGACAAGGTAGTGGCGTCGAAGGAGCTGAGCGCGAAGGTCGCTAAGTTCGATGAGTCTGTGGTGTCAAAGTTGCGGGCTGAGAAGGCTACGATTACAGGCGATTTGATTGCGGATACGCTGGTTGGTAAGAGTATTGAGGGCGGGCGTTTGACGGTGAACACGTCGAGCGGGGATGGCGTACACCGACTGTCGTTGAAGCCTGCAGACGATACTGGGCGACCAATTATCGCGTTCTCGTCATGGGAAAGAGGCAAGGGGTGGCGCAATGGAGTCATTATGGGCGTTACAGGCATGAATGTGTATCGCGAAAATGCGGCTGAGTCCCCGTATTTCATTTCATGGGCTGAAATGGCCGCTGCTCCGTATTACAGGTATGCGTCGGGTAAGACGCGCATTAACTTGCAGGCCGATAAAGTGGTGCGCGCCCCCTTGAGCGCTGATTTGTCTCCGCGTGGCCGTCAGGTGCGCGTGGTGAGTGGGACCAGTGTCATTGTTCCTGAGTCTGGCCGGTATAGGGTGACTGGCTGGGGAGCGTTCTGGTCGGAGAAGTGGGATACCACCACTGCGGTCATGTTGTTGCGCGGTGGCGCGACGGACGCCGGGTGGGGTGATTTGTATGGGTATGCGATTGCCCCGGTTGGCGCTTATGCTACGCCCTCGTTTACGGGTCTTGTGGACATTCGAGCGGGTGAGTCTATTTCGTTGGGTGTGAGGGCTAATGCCGCGTCGTCGGTTTACGACTATAGGTTTGAGGTTGAGTTTGTGTGTCCCTTGTGATGGGGCGGGTTGGAGTTGGTTGTGACTGAGGTTAGTCCCAAGGGCGTGAAGGTTCCGTCTGTTGATGATCCGTTGTTGACGTCGTTTAAGACAGCGTTCAATAGCGCTGGCCTAATTCAGGCGGTGACGTCGATTGGTGCGGCTAAGGGCATGGTGGATGAGCTGGTGAAGGCGGGGGCGGCTCCGTCTGCGTCGAATCCGGCGTATGTGGATGTTGGTGCCCAGTTGTACAAGGTTGATGGGTCGAAGCGTGGGGATGGTTCGTGGCTGTTGAAGGCCATGAATGAGATTGAGCTGGACTCTCAGACTTACCCGGCGTCGGGCGCGTCCTATAGCGTGGGTGCGGGCCAGTACTACAAGTATTACGGGGCGAATCTTCCGGTGCGTCCGTATCGGCGCGCGGTGTTGTCGTTTGTGACGGGCTGGGCGAACACGACGGGGGGCGTGGACCTGTATTTGTGGGTGAAGGGCGCGGGCACGGTGCGGTCGGCGTTTAACTCTGGTGGCGGGGATCAGCAGTCTAATTTCCTTGCCAATTTTGGTGTGGTTGAGGCGAATGAGGTGCCGCAGATTGAGTGGGGTATTTACGGGCGCGGGAATGGTGGTTCTGCGACGTTTACGAAGGATGGCACGTATAACCGCTTTATGACGGTTGCGTTGCCGATTTCGATGTGATGAGGGGGGTTGTTGTGAAGGTTGAGGACGTGAACCTGGCGCTTTTGTCGGATGCGGAGTTGTCCACGTTGTACGGGGATGTAATGCAGGAGTTGGCGCGTAGGGATGCTATTCGCGTGTCGTTGGAGACGGCGCGTAGGGCTGCTGCGGATTATGAGGCTGCGGTGAAGCGGTCTCCGGCGAAGGAGTTTAAGGAGCTCGCGTTGGATGCGTTGATTGGTCCGGGCGAGCGGATCATGTTGGATGGTGTCGAGTACAAAAACGTGTCGGGCCAGTGGTTGTCCCCTCACGCGCAGGGGCCGGCTGGGTTTTGGCGCGGCTGGGTCAAGTGTGACGGCAAGGGGAATGTTGTGATCGGGGATCATAAGCCTTGGTCTGCTGGCATGCACGTGTCTGAGGGGGATCAGTGTCAGCATGTGGGGCGCGTGTGGCGTTGCTTGAAGAAGCATGACACGTCGAATGATCTTGCGCCGGATAAGGCTCCGGCGTTGTGGCAGGCGATTGACTGATTGAGTGTGAAGGGGTTGTTGTGGATTACGTTAACTTGAATGCGGATTACGATATTTGGTCGAGCAATTTCACGCAGGGGCGCGGCGGTTATGCGTTGGATCGTGTGGTGTTGCATCATAATGCGGGCGTGCGTATGAGTCATTCTGCGGTGCATGGCGCGTTCGTGTCGAATGGGACGTCGGCGCATTACAATGTGGATGCTGAGGGTAGCGTGTGCCAGTATGTGCATGATTCGGATACGGCTTATCATGCGGGCGATTGGGGCACTAATTGCCGGTCGATTGGTATTGAGCACGCGAACATTGGTGGCGCGTCTACTGGCTGGGCCATTTCGGATTCGACGGTGGATTCCGGCGCGCATTTGACTGCCGCTATTTGTGCGGCCTATGGGCTGGGTCGCCCCGAGTGGCGCGTGAACGTGTTCCCTCATTCGGACTTTTTCAGCACGGCGTGCCCTGCTGCGTTGCGTGATGAGTTGGCGGGCCAGTACATGTCTCGCGCGCAGTATTGGTACGACCATTTGGGTGCGGCGGAAGGCCCTGGCTGGGTGAAGGAAGGTAATGGCTGGTGGTACCGCCGCGAGGATGGGTCGTGGGAGACTGGATGGTTCAAGGTTGGCGATGACTGGTTCCTTGCGGATGAGAAGGGCTGGCTCAAGTCCGGCTGGGTGATCGAGAATGGCACCTGGTACTACTTGCACCCCACGCATGACACTCGGTTTGGTGTGATGGAGACTGGCTGGGTCAAGGATGATGAGAACTGGTTCTATCTTGGCGATGACGGCAAGATGTGTACCGGCTGGCAGAGGGTGAAGGATAAGTGGTACTTCCTTGAGTCGAATGGTGTGATGCGTACTGGGTGGCTGTCTGAGGGCGGTCACCATTACTTTATGGATGACCAGGGCGTGATGTGTACGGGTGTTGCTCGCACTCGTTTGGATGGCGGGTGCAGCGCGTTTGATAGTAAGGGGCGTCTCATTGAGGGGCGTGTTGTTATTGAGCAGGACTCGCAGGGGGTTCTGCGCGTGGTTGAGGAGGCTGCATGATGGGTAAGGGTTTGTCGTCGCAGACTGTGTTTCCGTGGCGCGCGGTTGCTCGCACGGTGTTTCAGGTTGCGGTTGCTTTGGCGGCGTTGTTGCCGCTGGTGTTTGCGCAGGCTGGCGTGAGTGCGGCTGAGGCGTCTGGTTGGGCGGCTGTCGTGTTGGGCGTGTGTGCGACGGTGACGCGCGTGATGGCGATGCCGGAGGTTGAGGCGTTTCTGCGAGTGTGGTTGCCGTGGTTGGCGGCTCACGCCCCGGAGGTTGATGCTGGGGAGGGCTGATGGTTATCGAGTTGTTGGCGCAGCCTGCGTTGTGGGCGGCGGTCGGTGGTCTTGGCGGTGTTCTGGTGACGTTGGTGACTAAGCGTGCGGACCATAATCTCGATGCGTTGAAGGTTCTCGTGGACAGGCTTGAGCATGAGGTTGATGGTCTGTCGCAGCGTGTCGCGTCGCTTGAGGTGGAGCGTGACACGTTGGGTCGCAGGTTGCGTGCGACGTTGGATTGGGCGCATCGTGTGTGGCGTTGGGGTCATGCGTTGGTGGAGTTGTTGCCTGATGGGGTGGATGCGCCTCCTGTGCCGGAGGTGCCGCGCGCGTTGGAGGATGAGTTCTGACGTGCTTGGGGGGCGTGGCCGTGTGGTTGCGCCCCCCACTGTGCGCGTGGTGTGTTGTTTGTTTTGGAGTGTGATGTGTTGTGGCGGCAAGGTTGAGTGAGCTACACGGGGCCATTGAGGGGTCTGTGCGGCCCGTGGAGCGGCGTTCGTGCAAGGTGGGCGCGTTTATTCGCAGTCTGGATTCCGAGGACGCTGAGTGGCTTTCTGGGGCGTTGGACGATCCGTCTGAGTCGTCGGCTGGTTTGCGTCGGACGTTGCGTGCGGCTGGTTTTGAGGTAGCTCGGTCGAGTTTGTCGGCGCATCGTAGGGGGGAGTGTTGTTGTTATGGGGTCGCTTAAGAGTGTGCATGAGCGTGTGAACGCGCCGGTTGCGGCTGAGGGTGCGAGGGTTAGCGCGGGTAATGGTGCTCGCATTTTGACTCTGGATATTGAGTGCAGTCCGACGGTCGCTCACGTGTGGGGCTTGTGGGATCAGAACGTTGGGTTGAATCAGATCGTCGAAGATGGTCGGATGATTTGTTTCGCTGCGAAGTGGTATGGCGACTCGCAGACGATGTTCTGGTCCGACGAGAAGGACGGGCATGAGGCGATGGTTGAGGCGGCGTGGCGGCTGCTTGATGAGTGCGACGTGCTGGTCACGTTCAATGGGATCAAGTACGACGTGAAGCATTTGAATCGTGAGTTTGTGTTGGCTGGGTTGGGTAAGCCTCGCCCGTACCGGAACGTTGACCTGTTGCCGGTGGTACGCCGGGAGTTCAAGTTCCCGTCAAACAAGCTGGATTACGTGGCGTCTCGCCTCGGGCTGGGCCATAAGGTTGCGCACGAGGGGCACGCGTTGTGGGTTGCTTGCATGGAGGGTGACCGTGACGCGTGGATGCGGATGGAGACGTATAACCGTGGCGACGTCGAGTTGACTGAGGCGTTGTTCGACAGGTTGCGCCCGTGGTTGTCATCGGCTGTTCACCTGGGCGTGTGGAGTCAGGGTGAGGGCCTGTCGTGTCCGACGTGCGGCGGCGTGGAGTATGAGTCGTGTGGTGAGGCGGTGACTGCTGTGAGCGTGTTTGAGTGCTTCCGTTGCTGCGGGTGTGGCGGCGTGTTCCGTGGGGGGCGTGCTGTGCGGCGGGTTGCGTCGCGTAGGGTGGCGTGATTGAGCGCATGGTCAGTTGGTGGGGGTGTAGCCGTTTTTGGTTGCGCCCCCACCTTTTTGCTTAGGGTGTCAACCGTATAAGGTTGCGCATGATGTGCGGTGGGGTTGCGTGAGGCTTGCAATGTGGTAATGTTTGGCGTGCGGCAGTTGTTACCAACAGACATAGGGAGTGATGCAAGGTGTCGCAGCGGAAGATCGTGGACGAGGATGAGGCTCGCCGTCTGCTGGTTGACGAGGGCTACACGTACCAGCAGATGATCGACCTGTACCGGGAGAAGTATGGGGTTGAGACGTCCGCGTCTGTGTGGAGCCGGTTCTTGAAGGGCGCGGGCAAAGCGCGCATTGTTCGCACTTATCCGCTTGCTGCTCCGTGGCTTGTTCGGGCCAAGAATCCTCGCAACGGCCATTACCGTACCGGCCTGCGCGCTTTGGCAGCTATCGAGCATGGTGAGGATGTGGCGGGGGAGAATCGTCGCATCGCCATTCGCTTGCGCCGCGCGCTTGGCGTGGGCCGGGTTGTTGATTATGACTGGGATGCGAATGCTTATGTGCTTGTGCCTCGTCGCGAGGGCGTGGATAAGTGGTGGATTCGTGACCCGTTTGTGGGTGACGATGGTGAGCCTGTGGCTGATTTGTCGCTCGTGACGGTGGCTGCTACTGAGGCGCATTTTGGCATGTGATGGCAGGTTTTGTTCTCCCACCTGGGGACTGTGACTTAGGTCGCGGTCCCCTTTTTTGCGTGTTCCGCTTGCACGATCCGTTAGCCGTGCGGTAGCCTTGCGCTTGTTCGACTGATCTGAGTCGAGCGCTTTCAACACGTTTTCTACTGGAAGGGAGAAAACTCGTATGGACGAGAAGCGGACCATCCGCCGACTGTCGTATTCCAGCGCGGCACAGTACAGCGATTGTGCTGAGCGTTGGCGACTGTCCCGCGTGTATGGCCTGGACGGGTCCACGTACTGGGTGACCATGATGGGCACGGCGGTGCATGAGGTGACTGAGGCGATTGACCTGAATGAGGTTGGCCTCGCCAAGGACAAGCACGCGCCGCTGCTGAATGAGGACGTGGGTAAGGCGTTCACGTTCGCGTTCGACCGGGAGAAGGCTCGCCGTCTGGAAGCGGGCACGACGATCAACACATCTGGCCGTGTCCTCAAGACGGGGATCGGTAAGGGTGGTGGCCCGAACAAGAAGGACGAGGAGTGGGCCAGGCATTACGGGCCGATCATGGTCCAGAACTGGATCGACTGGCGTGCCGCTAACAACTACAAGGTCGCCCTGTTTGATGCGCCGGACGGGAAGACGGTCCCCGGCATCGAGTTGAAGGTGTCGCACCCACTGGGCGGCTACCCGTATGTCGGCTACGTTGATCGCATTCTCGTTGACGGGAATGGGGAACTGCTTGTCGTGGACCTTAAGACGGGGAACCCACCGCAGTCTACGACCCAGCTCAAGGCGTACGCCGCGCAGTTGCGCGCTGCCGGGGTACCGGTTGCGAAGGCCGCCTACTGGATGGGCACGGACGGCGACGTGCTGGAATGGGTGACGATGACGACCCGGAATGACGCTTACGTGGAGACGTGGCTGAATAACGTGGGGCGCGGCCTTGAGGCCGGCATTTTTCCCGCGTCGCCGGGCATGATGTGCAAGGCGTGTCCCGTGCGAGAGTACTGCTCTGCGGTTGGTGGGGAACGTAGCGGCGAGGTTCCGCCGATTACTGGTCCCGTCGAGTTCTTGGAGGTGGCGTGATGACTGTCCCGGAGATGTCCCCGTGGCGGGATGATGTGGGGCGCGCGACGGCCCTGGCTGTGGATACCCCGGCTGAGGTGACGGTGACGATGAAGGCTGGGGGCGGGTATGACGCTCCGTGGATGGTTTTCCGAGGAAGCGTGGCGTCGGTTGAGCGCGCCCTTGAGGATGCGTTCGGCTGGCAGGGCTGGGATCACGAGAAGGTTCCCATGTCGGACGCGGTTCTGTCTCTGGCGAAGGCCCTGGCGGGTAAGTGGAATGTTGTGGACCAGCTTGCGGCGCGGGTGATCGTGGATGACGTTCCTGTGGACCTGGGTTTGCATGAGGGCGACGCGGATCGTCCGAAGGCCCCTGTGGCGGACCCGCTGGAAGCCCTCTCGGATAACGAGAAGAATATTTACAACCTGATTACTGGCGCCTCGGATGTTCCGACGCTGCAGGAGTTGTGGCGTCGCTATGGGACGGCGATGAATAACCAGCCGGTCCTGGTGGAAGCGTGGAAGGCGAAGGGTCGCGAGCTTGCGGCCGCGTCGAAGAAGAAGGGGGCGTGACGCGGTGGCTTACGATGACCTGACTGAGCGCTGGACTGCGCTTCCGGTGGAGTTTCCTCTGAGTGTGGAGGAATTGTACGACCTTGCTATGCGTCTGCCGGATGGTAGTGAGGTGATGGTCGAGGCGGACGCGTGGCGGCGCGTCCAGCTGAAGGCCCGCATGAATCCTCGCGGCTAGTCTGCGAGGCCGTTAGGCGCGTTTCTAACACGGTTAGTCGCGCTGATCCTGCCCCCCTTGTGGGGCTTACACAGAACAAGAAGCAACAAGAAACAGATCGAACACCCCGAGCATGGGGTGAGAACATGGAGAAACAACATGCAGCGTGTCGTCAAGATGCCTAACACCTCGTCTTATTTCCGTACCAAGGATGTCGAGAACGCGCGAGCCATTCTCATCGTCCCTCACAAGGTTGAGTTCGACGTCCCCACTAACTTCAACGGCATGGCGGGCACTCGTCATGAGGTTGAGATGGACGCGTGGGTGTTCCACACTCAGGCAGACGTCGAAAACGGAACCCCCGAGGAGATGCTCGGTGTGATTTGGGGTGCGAACAAGGGCATTGCCCATGCTCTGAACGGCCAGATTGGTAATCTGGTTGGCCCGTTCCGTATCGTGAAGGAGTCGAAGAACGGGAAGTCGTTCTGGACGACCGTGGACCTGGGCGAAGGCGAGCCCGCGTGGAAGCCGGTAAATGACTTTGCGGACGCCCTGTGCGCGAAGATGAGCGCCACCCCCGACGCACCATCGTTCAACGATGAGCCGCTTATGCCGGATTTCGGAGCCTGACCTTAGCCCGTGGGACTGAATGTATTCCAGTCCCTCCGTAAGGGCGTGACCGGTCAGCAACCACTCCCCCACGTCCCCGCTTTCACTGACTTGTATGAGGCGGGCGTGGTGCCGAGGCAAGGGCAGGTGGTGATGGTTGCTGGCCGTTCCGGGTCGCAGAAGTCAGGGTTTGCCCTGTACTGGGTTGCGAGCATGGGTCTGCCGACACTGTACTTTTCGGCGGACATGGCCCCGTTTACGGCGGGCGTACGGTTAGCGAGTATCGCAACCGGCATGACCTCCAAGGAGGTTGAAGCCATGATGAGCACGACGAACGGGCGGGCGCAGATCGAACAGGCGGCATCGAGCCTGCCTATCGAACTGTCGTTTGGCTCCCCGATCACGTGGGAACAGGTGGAGGACGAGCTGAACGCTTACGTCATGCTCCACAACGAGTACCCGAAGGTCGTCGTGTTCGATAACCTCATGGACTTTGCCGGGTGCGAGTCGGATTACGAAGCGCAAATGGGAGTCATGCAAGACGTGATCGCGTTTGCGCGCACTACAGGGGCGACGGTGATCGTGTTGCACCATGCGTCGGACAAGACGCTGGATGCGAAGTCGAACCCGTGGAAGCCCCCATCGAGGGACCAGATCAAGAATGGCCTGTCGGAGAAGCCTGAGTTGACTCTGACGGTCGCACTGGACCCGATCAATAAGGAGTTCTACGTCGCTTGCGTGAAGCAGCGTGACGGGTTTTGTGACCCGTCTGCTTCACGTTACGTCGGCTTGACGTGTGACCCCGCGCGGACCTGGTTCGGGAAGCGGGGGTGACGCGATGGAAGGAAGTGTGAGTCTGTTATGCCTTTTTGGCTGGTGGTAATTCTGGCGATACTAGCGACTTTTATTGTCCTGCCCTTATCCGTCATTTTCCTTGAGGTGGTAGGGGCTTGGTATGACCATGTGATTTACCGGCTTGAGTTAGCTGCAGAACGGTTCTGCCGGAGACGCGGCTGGTACTGATTGGAAGGGAATGAAAAGTGAGTGTGACAACGATTGGCGTCATTGTGGCCCTGGCGTGTAACGCCGCAACAGCGCTTGTTCTCCTGCAAGTACAGGCGCAACTGCGCGACTTGCGTAGGGCATGGGTGCGGATCGAGGCGTCCGACTTGGACCACGGGCTGCGCCTGACCGTCGCTGAAAAGCAGATCAAGGATATGCGAACCGGGGCGCGCGAACTGTCTCGCACGGTCGGCATGATCGACCGAGACGTTCAGGAGCTTACCAACGGCGCGTATGCGGGTAGCGGTGACGACCATGAGGCCAGGTGCCTCGGTTGTGCGGCTTGCATGAGGGGGGACTGCAGCTGATGCCAGTATCGACAATGATCCTCCTCGCAGAGTACGCAATTATCGGTGCCATTCTTGGCTGGATGGGGCGCGGCCTGTGGGACGAGTGGAAGTGGGAGAAGCCATGACAAACCGCAACAAGGCCAAGGGCACGGCGTGGGAGACGGACGTCCGCAAGCATCTGCGAGACGCCCAGCTTGACGTCGAACCGCTCCGGCAGCTCGGCTCAGTGGACGAGGGTGACCTGGTTGTGCGCACCCCGAACACCGACGCCCGCATCGTGCTAGAGGCTAAGAACCGGGGCCAGGTGAGCCTCCCCCAATTCCTCCGGGAGGCGGCGGACGAGTCCGCACTGTACGCCCACAACCGGGGCATCCCCCAAGCTGACACGTTCGGCGTAGCGGTCGTCAAAGCCCGACAGAAGCCGACCGGCCAAGCGTACGCGGTCCTCACGTTAGAGGATTTCGCTCGCCTCATGAAGCGCCTCTAAGGGGCGCTACACACAGAACCAGATTCAACACACAAACAGGGGGGTGTCCACATGAGTGAATGGAACACGCGGACAGGCGATGGCGGTCGCTTGAAGGCCACGCTGGACCACTTCAACGTGGACGCCCCCCACGGTTCAAGAAAGATCGTCTGCCCGTTCCACGGGGACGTCAACGCCTCCCTCAGCATCGACTGGGGCAAGGGCCTGTGGCACTGCTTCGGCTGCGGGCGGGGCGGCGACTGGCTTTCTTGGATCATGGAGGAAACAGGAGGGTCTTTTAAGGATGCCAAACGTTATGCAGCCGCTACCGGACTCGATGGTGGCGGAACTAGCGGCGAGGGCCGCGCACTACCAGCAGCAGGCCGATGGGGTCAGAACGTATCTACAGGGCAGGGGTCTCGGCGGCGCAACAGCGCAGGCCGCGCGACTCGGTTACGTTGGTGACCCGTATCCGGGTGACGAGCAGTACCAGGGATGCCTGGTTATCCCTCACATGAATATGGATGGGGTGACGACGGGTATCCGGTTCCGACGTCTGGACGACGGGGAACCGAAGTACACAAGCCGCTCTGGTGAGCGGTTCACTATCTACAACCTGAATGGCGTGGCTGGCGCGCGCGAGGCGCACATCGCTGAGGGTGAGCTGGACACGCTGAGCCTGGTCGAGTGCGGCCTGGCGGCGTGTGGGATGCCGGGAGCGTCCTACTGGAAGCCGTGGATGGGTCTCGCATTTGCCGGGTGTGAGCGCGTGTACGTGTGGGCTGACGGGGATGAGGCGGGCGACCGTCTGGCAGAGGCCGTGACGGATAGCCTGCAGCAGGCCGTCAGGGTGACAGTGCCCCGTGGTGAAGATGTGAACAGTCTCCTCGTGGAAGGGGGTGCAGCGTGCGTGACTGGTTTGATCCCTCGCTGAACGTCGAGGGGCCTATGACGGCTGACCGCGTGCGGGAACTGCTTGCGGTGGAGCCGCCCGAGCTGGACGCTATTTCGGATGATGTGCCCGGCCAGGCTCCTATGTTGTGGCGGGCTTTCCGTAAGGGTATGGACTGGTTCTGTCGCCGCTCTCGGGTGCCTCGTGAGGAGGTTATGGGCTGGCTGTACTTGAAGGCGTTCGACCGTGCTCAGTACGTTGCGGACAAGTGGAATGTGGCGGGCGAGGCTGGCCTGGTGAACTGCCTGAGTGAACTGCTATTCCGGGACTACCCGGACTACAAGCACCACGAACACGAGGTGCCCTGGGACTTCAACGCGCTCCCCGATGAGTTCGAGAAGGGGGACGCGTGAGGTATGACCCCGGAATGATGGTGAAGCTCCTCCCCCTCGCGTTCGATAAGCAGCGCGGGTGGGGCGTGAGCCTGTCTGAGACGCACATTGAGGCTGGCATGCCAAGGGCTAAGCGCGACCCATCCGAGGGCGGTGACATGATGGCTATGTGCGCGGACGCTCAGCGCGCCTACTGGGCGCTTGACCAGGACGAGCGAAACGTGATTGGCAACCGGCTAATCCTCATGGCGACACAGGAGGAAGTGGCCGCCGCGCTTGGCGCGCCATTGATGACAGTACGCCGTCGTGAGTTTCGCGGTGTGAGGAAGATGTGCGAGTTCTTAAACGGACGCCCGCTCGGTGACGGGCTGGACGACGAGCCCTTGGAGGTGGTTCTGTGAGTGATCCGATTCATGATCGTCTCAACGTGATCGAGCGCGGCCTGCGCGCCGAGGTTGAGGAATACAGGGAGGCGATTGCGGCGGCTGATCTGCTGCTTGTTGTGTCGGTTCGCATGTGCGGCCAGGACTCGCTTGACGGTACGGTTGCGTGCTTGCGTCGTCTGCGTGGCGAGCTGGGGGCATGTAAATTGCAGGCGCTAACGTCGCTCGGTCTCATAGCACGTTCTCGGGTTTACGCAACTCGAATGGAGGGCGAGGATTAGGGTCCGTTGCCTCCAATGATGCCCCTTTATCTCGCGCTCCCCCGCTTCCCCCCGCTCCCAGCTGCTTGACCGGCGGCTGTGGGCGGGGGGGCTTTTTTGTTGCCGTCACGCGGCTAACTGCCCCTCACCTCGCAACACTCGGGGCGGGACTTAACCTCTGGTGAGAGTACCAGATGTACTACGACCTGTGATCTAATCGTCACTCAGTGGCCCCCACCCCGATTAAGGGGCGGGGGCCGCGCCACAACCAGTAGACTCACATCGAACCTGTTGTTCAGTCTTTGAACCGACATCCCGGAGGACACGATGAAGCGCATGCGTGATGGCTCGTACACGATTAAGCCGACTTACAAGGTCGGCGAACACGACATCGTTCCGGACATGCTGGCCAAGCGCGCGCTCCTGCACCCCGATCAGGTGGCGGTTGAACAGCGCTCCTCCGTCGGCTCCACGCGCTCCCTCACCACATCTGAACTCCAACGCCAGGTCGAGTACACAGCCTGCGGCCTCATCGGCCTCGGCGTGCAGGCGGGTGATGCGGTCGCGATCCTGGCCCCGACCTCGTACGAGTGGCTCCTCCTCGACCTCGCGCTGCTCTCGATCGGCG